GATACACGCACGGAGTAGTCGTGCTCTATCTCCTTGGGCGTTATGTCGTGGCCCTTGACATACAAGTCCAAGTCCATCACGTCGATAAGCTGCAATATGTGGCTACCAGCCACACTAGCCAGGTGCTCCAGCTGTTTCGCCGGTGCTACGAAGCGCCTGGACGCGCTGGTGGAGAGTATGGCCTGCTGTCCCACGGTGCTGACACCCTGTTCGCGTATCCCGGCCAGTGAACGGGAGTAGGTGCCCAGCTCCAGGTCTTTATCCAGCCATTCTTCTGAAGCGAACATCCAGCGGGGCAGCTGCTGCATCTCCATCCGGCCCACATCACCCCTGGTATTGACCTCGATGATGTCGCCCCGTGCTAATTGCTCTTGCAGCTCGGCTGCTTCGCCGGTAGTGATGATTGGGTTGAAGGTAGCCTCTATCAAAGCGTTGTGTCGGCCTGCCACCGCCTGGGCCTGGGCCTTTAATGTGTCCAGGGCGTGGTCGATGAGGCCAACCGCCATATAAGAGGGGTCAATCTCGCTGCTGCTGGTGGGTTCTTGCCCGTAACCGGAGAAAGCGTGGGCGTATGGTACGAATCCCCACGTGTTCTTCTCCACAAAGAGCATCTCACCGGCGTCTGTAGCCAGTGCGTGCCAGCAATCCGTCCACCACTCGCTGCAAAGCACCATCTCAAAGGGGTTTTCCTTCAGTTCGTAGACGTTTACCTCCACCGGGCGGCCTTTTCCCTTCTGTTCTTGCCTTCCAACGGTCAAATCGTGCAAATCTTGGGCCAAACGGTGGGTATGCTTGATGGCAATCTGCGGTTCCTTGCGGAGAGGGTCTAAAAGCACCCTGGCCGGGTGCGGGGCGCGGTTTCGGAAGGGCATCATGGTCTTTTTCTTGTGTTCCCAGAGCCTGCGCCGCTGCTGGAACTCTTCTTCGTCCTCACCACGGGCCTTTTTCGGCTTATCGCGGCGGTTCTTCAGCACTTCCGTCTCAAGACCCGTCTCAATCACCGCATATCCGTAGAGCAGCAGGTGTTTTCCCACCTGTTTCCACGTGAGGTTGGGTTCCAAGAGGGCCGCTTCGTCCATTATGGCCTTCAGCCCCGGCTCCAGTGTGTCGGCGTTACGCTTATGTTCCTCTCCGATGCCCGCCGGGGAGCGGCTGACCACCGGTTCGTGGGCCAGCTGGTGGTCTACGGCGTGGTCTACCAGCGAACGGGCGCGCATAGGCTTGAACCACTCGGGTCTGTCCATCCCTTGGGGCCACAGCTGGAACGTCCGGTTGTAGTATGTGTCGATTTTCTCCCACTTGGAGTGGGTATTACTCCACAAATCGCCCAGGTACTTACGGTACTGGCCTATAAGTTCAACCGTGGGCTTGTCAGCCATCGTCCCGTTGGTCGCCATCACCACCTGCCTTTACGCAAAGGGTTGAGTATCTTGTCCCAAGACGACATATTGGTGTCTCTTAGCTTCCCCACCGGCTGGGCTTGCCTTCTCAGCTGCCACGCCACACCCACAGCCAGCGGGTAGTCGTCGTGCGCGCCGGTCTGTCCCTCTATCCGCCCGTTCTTCTGCGGGTTCCTTATTATAGAGTAGAACTGGGCCAGCCCCTGGTCGCTGGCTATGGTCACCAGCCGTGCGTTGACCGCCTCTATCAGCTCACCCCACAGCACATAGCGGCTGCGTTCGTCCGTGTGCCAGCCCGCCTTGTCCGAATCCCGGTAGTACAACCTGGGATAGCGCATAGCCTGTGCTGAAGCTATCGTCAGTATGCCCCAGTCGTTATCTTCTATAGCCCATATGGGGTTCATGTAGCGCTGCAGCAGCTTGGAGCTAGCCACAGCCAGCTGGTCTGGTGGCAGCAGGTTGGTCTGCAGGTCTGCTACCACATATCCCGTGACAGTATCCAGCACCACGGTCACCGCGTAGTCGTAGCCCGAGCCGTGGGATGTGTCCGTGCCAGCGGTGTAGCGTTTTCCAGGGTGAAAGTCCTGGTATATATTAGCAGTTATGCCGCCGCAGTCCAGCGTAGTAGCTGGTGGGCGCACATCATCTTGCATAGCGCGAAGTATATCGTGGTCGAAGGCAGCTATAGTCCGTGGCGGGGAGAGCGCTTCGTCTTCTGACGCCGGGTATTCCTTCTCAAACAGTGAAGCGTCGGTATATTCGTTACGCCGGGCGTCGAACCAGGCGTTATCTCTGCCCGGTCTGACGTTCCAGCCATAGAACAACTTGGTAAAGCCGTTCCTGGGGGACTCTTTATAGAGCCTCTTGAAGAGAGAGTCTGCGTTATTGCCGTTGGATGTGGAAACCAACACTAGCTGGCCCCCACCATCATCAATCGTAGGCTTGACCGCCGCGTAATTCTGTTCCAGGTGGTCGTGGTAGTCAGCCTCGTCCATCACAACGAGCGAAGCCGTAGCCGAACGCCCCGCCTTCTCGGTTGAAGGGAGCGCCATTATACTGGAATGAATCTTGGGGAACTCCAACTCTTGCCGGGAGTCCACCCCCAGTGAGGCTTTCATGGTTTCCGGCAGGTGCTCGTATATAAAACGGCACTTAGCCAGCAACCGCTTGGCCTCTTCTTCACCCTGAGACAGCAGCAGCACTACCGCGCCCTCAAAATAGAGCGCCCGCCACAACGCGTAGCCCGCCAGCAGCCAACTAGCCCCGGTCTGCCGACTCTTCAGCCACACCAGCAGCCTGCTTTCTTCCAGCGTAGTGCAGACTTCCATCAAGTGGGGCCACCGTTCGAACCGTATCAACCCCCTCTGGGGCGGCGGCTCCATAACGTACACAAAATCCAGGAAGTCCGTGAACACCCTGCGGGCCAACTCCTGCTTGATGGTGTCCCCGGCTCCCAGTATCGCCTGCTTCTGCTCGTCCGTAATCGTAGCCACACAAATCACCCGCTACGAGACTACAATACTCGTACTCTCCACCACCTTCTGCTCCTCACCCTTCACCTCTTGCTGCAACGACAACAAATCCCGCAGCTCCTGCACTGAGAAAGCGTCCAAGTGGTGCGTTATGTTCACATCTACGTCCATATCCACCTGCTGGATGGCTTTACCCCACCCACGGTTCAGCAATATGTCCGCAGCAGCCAGCCTATCACTGACCTTAGCCTCTGGAAGGTGCCCACCAGCTATATCCGTCAGCAATCGTATCAGCGAACCACCATCTCTGGTGGCCTTCCGTACCTTCTCCGCTAACGCAGTACCTAACTTGGGCCGCCCAGTCGGGTTCCCAGACTTGCCCGGAACCCACTGGTGTGATTCTAATTGCTCTGGCACACAATCCTCCAATGTTGTGATACTACCACACCACCAGCTTCTGCTGCAAAAATCTCAAAAAATTCTGTGTGATTCTGGCACAGATTCTTTGGGATTCTGCTGCAGATATAAGAGATTCTGTTACAGATATTAAGAGATTCTGTCGCTACGGGTTAGCCGTGCTCCTAGTTCCCCCACCCGCAGCCGAACCCGACCCCCCTGTCGCTTTTCCGGGGAAAGGGAGTGCCTGCCTGCCAGGTTGACACGGGCGCTAGACCCATTATAGAATAGAGCTACATATTAAAGGGTATGAGGCACCCGAACACGGCTCCTTAAAAACCGAATAGACCCCGTTCCCGTGTGGCTAGCTGCGTGCGTGCCAGTCATGGAGAAGAAACACAATGGCACAAAGCAAAGCTCAACTAGTAGCAGAAATGCAGGCGCTACAGGCTAAGATTGAGGCTGCAGGCGCTAAGGAGTCTGAAGTACGTCAAGAGGCCACAGAGGCCACAAAGCAAGCCTCAGACGCTAAAGAGGCCAAAGGCTACGCTCAGAACATAGAGACCCTACGGCAAATGGACGGCATTCTAAGAGACCCAGACCCCATAGCCAGATTCGAGGCCGCCATCAAAGCCGGGAAAATCAAGCCTCTGAACAAGTCTAGCCTTGATGTTAGAGTGGACGGCAAAGGCGGAGTAGACGCAGTAGCTAAGAAATACAGCGCCCGCTCAGTTTCCGCCACCACGTCTACCAGTGGCACCAGCACCAGCAGCTTCAAAGTCTCCACGGCTCCCGTAGGCATTAGCTTTACCAATGGGACGCTAGAGACTGGTGAAGCTAACGTAATACGAGCCGTCGCTAAGATTTACAGTATCGACGTTGCGGCTCGCTCATGGAGTGAGAAGCTCACTATCAAGAAATGGACGGCGCTAGTCACGGAGTACTGCAGCAAGCAAGGCGTCGAAAAGACCCACGCAGCCATGGGCTCTACCATCGGAGCCATGATAGCATTTGCAGACCCCAGCAGACCCCAGATACTGCTAACAGAGTGGCTCAAGGTCCAGCTAGACGTATTCAACGCAACCCAAATCTAAATTAGACGGCACGCACGCAGCTAAGCACACGGGAGCAAGAGCACCAGGCACCAACCTGGTGCTTTGGTGCGTCTGGTGCCAGCGGCCTCATGGTGCTAGCACCAGGGCCACCAGCAGCGTGGCCTGCATCAGCGCCAGCAGGTAGCAGCTAGTAAGCCGGAACCGGCCATGCCCATGCTCATACCTGTTTATCAGTGCCTGATTGCTAGACGCAATCGTCCCATACCATGCCCAGGATTTTGCGATTAACTAGCATCAATCATGCTTATGTATGCTAGCCCCAGCAGCTCCGCTTCCCTGTGCTACGCATATCGTACACACACGGGACGCCACCCCATTACAGCGGCCTAATACTGCCGGACGCGCCCTGCTATGTTCGTTCATGTGGCAGGGCCAGGTGTAATGCACACACCTGCACCGGGTGGGCTGAGGGTCAGCCCGCTACAGTGTAGCACACACAAACCCATGTATTCTAGGGCTTGACAGTACCATGTGCATATGATACAATAACGGGGTAAACCTATGCGACAGGAGGAAAGATGCAACACCCAGCAGCCAGCCCGCTGTAGCAGCAGCGAATCAGAATGACAGGAGCACACAAAATGTTAGACCTAGAAACCATACTCAATCTCAAGCACGGTGACGTGCTGCACATAGACCACCCAGTACGTTCAACATGCCAGCGCTGGCGGGTGACGGGCAAGGTGCAACGCTGGAAGCGTGACCTCGAACGGTTCCGAGTACCACTGAAGCACGGGCTGTATGACTACGGCGCGCTGCTGCCCGGTGACGAGCGCCGCTGCCACCTGGAATCAGAGTGCACAGCTATAGGCGGTGCATAGCATGTTTATAGAATTTCACGACGACGAGCACATGGTGACCAGAAGCTGCACGTGGTGCAGCGAGGATATGCCAATGGATGCGGACACATCCGCACGCATAGACGATGACGAGGTGTTCTGCAATGACTGCGTAGACTGTGCCGACCCGTTCTCCCATAGTGGCATAGCTATAGCGTGGCCTGGCTGCAGCGAGTACGTCTACCAGGTGAAGCAGCGAGCCAAGCAAGCACACGAAACCATCGAATACCTGACGGTGTCCCACGGGGTAGACTACGAAACCTGCTTGGTTATAGCAGCGATGGACACTGTTAGTGCGTACGCTTACGGGCACACTGTGAATCAGCACCTGAATAGCTTGGTGTCCAGCGCAGCGTGCAAGTGGGAGTTCGACATGACGGAGCGCATAGCACTGAGCACCAACTAGCGCAGCGTTTGTACCCTCCGCACTGCCCCGGCAAGCATCGTTGCTGGGGCAAGCGCAGTGCACAAACCAAATACAAGCTGCTAAGGATGTGATAGCACATGAACAACGGCAACCCTACCAGAATATAGCAAGGAGAATAACAGAATGTCAGAAACACTATGTACCACGTGCTGGACTTTCGATTGCGGAGGCCACGCACAAAGCGAAGAGAAGCTCAGGTCTTTCCTGGAGCTAGACTACGAGAGCACAGGCGCTAACCTTACTGGCTCGCTGGACGTATGCTTCAGCGACTACGGGCAGCAGATACTGGAAGAGATGATGCTGCTGCGGGGCCACCCGCTGCTGCTGCTAGGTGATAGCGGATGGGGCAAGAGCGTGATAGCACGTGAAGTGGGGCGGCGGTGTGGCTACGCTGGCGACACTACACCAGTGGAAACCAACGCATACCCTAACATGGACATATCGCTGTGGATGGGGCAATGGCTGCCCAGCAGCGAGAACGGCGCTGTCTCTGTCAATTGGCACGACGGCGAGATGACACGGGCTATCCGCAGCGGTGCGCTGTTCCTGCTGGAAGAGATAACGCGCGCACCACAAGACGGGCTGGCCCGTTTCTTTGGCCCTACTGATAACGGCTACCGCTACCACACGCTGCCGGAAAGCGGCGAAGGCCGCATCCCTGTAGCTGATAGCTTCTGGCTGATAGCTACGGGCAACCCGGCTGGTGGTGGCTACGCTACGTCCAAGCTGGACAAGGCGCTGCACTCACGCTTCAAGGCCACGTGGATAATCAACGAGCCACTGGCTGACGAGCGCAAGCTGGTGACCAACGCACTACCCGAGAACGAACACGGTGACATAGGCCAGCGCTTGCTAACGTACGTGCTGGAAGCCCGCCGTGGCGCAGACTCACAGGTTAACACCCGTGACCTGATGCACTGCGTAGACCTGATAGCCCTGGGCTTCAAGCCTGAGCGTGCTATCGAGTTGTCCATCGTGCCCAAGTACGAGAACCAGCAGGGATTGCGGGACAACGCACGCTTGCACTTCAGCGCAGCGACGGTGCTGTGATGACAGTCGTACTACCACAAGGCTTTGAGTTTAACGAAGAGCAGTATCAAGGGCTGTTTGAGATGCTGACGGGTGGCAACATCCACCAGCGCCAAACGCCCACCGATGCTAGCATCAACAGTGACCACCGGGGCACGCTGGTACAGCTGCCCCACGGTGCCAGCCTGGATGTGGTAGCACACGCTACCACCCAGGCGCTGTACCCCATCAACATAGAGCACCTGCGAGAGACACTCGATGCTATGCGGGGTGAGCACGCAGTCCTGCCACTGATGGACACGCTCCAATCAGCCAGGACTGCCGTGATGGGCAGCGTGCACTATCCGCACCGTGACGTGCTGGACGCTGTGGTAGAACACGGCATGGACTGGCGACAAGACGACAGGGGTACTCACATCGTGCACCAGCTATGTCGTGCGGTGTGGGCAACAGCACTGGGTGAGGATACCAGCACAGTATCACAAGCACCGATGGTGCTGGATATAGCAGGGCGCTACGAAGAACGCATACAGTCAGCCATCCTAGACCCGAACCCCGGCGCTATGCTAGCGCTGGCGCTAGACTTGGCAGCTGAGCTGCACGCTGGCCCCGACGACGAGCCACCAGACGAACCGGACGACAGCAACAGCGACGGCGGCGACGACGACGGCGACAGTAACGGTGCTGGTGGTGGCAGTGGTGAGAGTGACAGCGGCAGCGGTGGCAGCGGCACACCACCACCCACACCACCCACCAGGGAGGGTAGGGTAGAAGCGGAGCGCAAGCGCATCGGCACCCAGCTGAAACGTGCTGACACCAGGGTAAACAAACAGAATGAGGAGCAAGCAGCTGGTGGGCAGGGCGGTGGCAAGGGTATCGTACGCACCGCCACCGGGCGCATCGGTGAGCACCGTGTAGACCTGCGGATAGTGCCCACCCAGCCCACCGTATTGTGTGAGGCCGGGCGATTGCTAGCCAAGGACTACAACACCGGCGCTAGCGTCGGCCCGCTGTCCCGCACCGGTGTGCCCACCTCCAAGGTGTGGCAGATGGCGCTGGGCAACACACGGGTATTCCGTGGGCCACCGCCCCAGCGTGGCAAGGTAGCCACACTCCTCGATATGTCCGGCAGCATGGCTTGCTGGTGCTCACGGTGCACCAGCCGTCGCTCGTGGGACACAAGTGAGGGCTACCTGATGATGCAGATAGCAGCCATCATAGCCCAGTGCAACGACACAGCGCTGAGCGCTGGGTTCTGCCACGACCACACCATCGTGCCCCTCGACCCAGGCACCGAGCCAGAGTGTAAGCAGAAGGCGGGGCTAGGCCACAGCACGCCCACCTGCGTGGCCCTGGACTGGATGCGTCACTCACTGGGAGCAGACGCAGACGGGGCGCTGGCTGTGCTGATAACCGATGGCTCACCCTCAGCCTGTAGCGGTGGGCGCAGCCCGGATGTGCACACCAAAGAGATAGCCTACGAGCTGTACCAAAGCGGCATGCGGTTCGCTGTGGTACTGGTAGGCCAGGACGTATACGACGAGGCAGCTGAGCTGTACCCCGCCGCCATCACCGCAAGAGTGACCAGCATGACAGACCTGCGCAACGTGCAGGTAATCTTAGACACACTGTAGGAGCATTATGAGAAGAGCACGATTGATACTGGCGCACGCACTCGAATTCATAGATGACAAAATCATCGACCATCGGCTGGGCATGGGGTTCTGCAAACTCTGCTACCATGTGTGGCCCGACAACAGCGGCCATAGCTGCTGGATGTGCGACAAGATGGAGTGGTCTGCATGACAGTGATAGACAATCCTAACAACGGCAGCAAGCGTGGGCATGCAAAGAAGCTAGACCTGCACCGCTTCATGACTGACGATGCGTACATGATAGAGATGATAGGCGGGCAGGCTGTGTTCGATGCTTTTGCGAAGGAAGTGGAAGCAGTCATCGGCACAGCACTGGACACAGAAGAAACAGAATAGTTGCGGGTTGCCGTCAGCAGGCTAGTGTGAATAGCCTGCTTGGGCAGCGCACAACCAAACTATACGCTGCGGAGGCACAGTGAAAATCTTATGGATTTCCAGGCACGCACCCACGGTGGTGCAGGCGGACACACTCAGCGAGCTGCTGGATGTGCCCGTCGAACTGACGCAGTACCGGGCTACAATCCTAGGCTGCCACGCACTCGACAGCATACTCGATGAGTACCAGCCTGAGCGTGTGGTAGCCAGCATACCTGTGGGCCTGCAGCAGCAGATGGTAGAGATACTGGCTGACCGTGGCATGCCCCCGCTAATCAAGCCCGTGTACCACCATACCCGCATAGATGACAGCGCACCCACGGTGTGGACGCTTGTGCATTTTGAAGAGATTCTGAACATGGAAATTGAACGGCGCATACTCAAACATAAGGAGCAACAAGATGGCTGACAAGGGATTTAGATACGACGCATACCAATCCGAAAGGGAAACGCACCAGCACATAGCCTACCAGCTGAAGCGTATAGCTGACGCACTGGAGCAGAGCAACACCCAGGTTAAGTGCAGCTTCTGTTCCTGCGCTGACCCCGACGCCATACAGATGCAAGCAGTGGGCATGCCAGGCAACATGCAACCAGTGTGCGAATACTGCTACGACAAATTCCAAGAGGCTGGCGAGGCAGCTATGGAATCTTTGGTAGCTGCTGGCATAGTGGAGCGCTCAGAGGGGGACAGCACCGATGATGACGCGTAAGGACTACATAGCCATAGCCAAGGTGATAAGCCACACACCAAGCTATATTGTTGCCGATGATGAGATGCGTGCAGCTATAGCGCATGGGCTGGCAGACTACATGGAGCAGGACAACTCCAACTTCAATCGTGGCAAGTTTATCGAGGCATGCTCTGAGGTAGAAGTACCAGCTGTGCCCAGTGACATAGCGAACCTGATACACGAACTACACGGAGGTGATACCAATGGCAACTGAAACCACGGCGACCTACACCCAGCTACGGGTGAAGTGCATGGATTGTGGGTTGCGCTTCGTGATATGCACGGACTACCCGGACTGGTGGCAGAAGAAGGTTACCGGACGCCAGCGCCAGACCCCGATGTACTGCCCCGAATGTGGGCAGCACCTGGGCAAGTTCCTACTCTGGAAGGCTGAGGTAGAGGGCTTCATATTCCAGGCTGTGCCCGGCGACGCTGAGATAGACAGCATCGGTTAGTAGCCAGTTGCAGCGCACGAGTGTGACGTGTGCTGCTGCGGCCTACCAACCATACTATGGCCGGAAGGAGTAATGCACATGATACGGAAACTAAGACGCCAAGCAAGGGAAGTAAGACTCAAACTAGCTGGGCACGGCCCAAGCACAACAGCACGAGGAGAAGATAAGATGGCACCACTGGAGACTATCCAAGAATTACAAGAGAATTGGCGAACACTACGCCCTAGTGCCAAAGTCATAAAGCGGCAAGGATTCCGCTACGGCATGATTACTAATCTGAGCGACAGCCAGCAAATAGCAAAGGGGTACAAGTGGCTATGCCTAGCGTGCCGTGACGAGTTCGTGGAGCACATGGACGCCATGACCCACCACTGCCTGCAAGAAGCAGCCTTTCGTGAGTACACGGGGCGGACTGCTACCGGCACCTATACACCGGGGCATATGGGGCGAAAGAAAATAACAGTCTGGAACCACAAGGCGCTGCGAAAATCCTGGGCCATGCTGCA